AGGTAAATATTATTGTGGTGTCGGTGAATATGTTGTAGGAAGAGATTTTGTTGAAGAACATATGGATATGTGTTTAAAATACGGAATTGATATTACAGGGATCAACGCTGAGGTTGCATTAGGTCAATGGGAATACCAAGTATTATCAAAAGGTAAATTAAAAGGTGGTGATGACCTTTGGATGACTAGGTACTTTTTATATAAAATCTCCGAAAAATATAATTATGGGGTTAATCTACATCCAAAACCAATTCAAAAAGGAGAATGGAACGGATCTGGTTTACATACTAACTTTTCAAACGATAGAATGAGAAATGAAGGGGGGGAAGAATACTTCAAATCAATATTCGCATCATTTAAAAATAGACATAAAGAACATATTGAATCATATGGTTCCGATAATAATTTAAGATTAACCGGAAATTTTGAGACACAATCGATTGATAAATTTAGTTGGGGTGTATCGGATAGAGGAGCATCAATCAGAGTCCCAAAAACAACCGCAGATAATTGGAAAGGTTATTTGGAAGATAGAAGACCAGGATCAAATGCGGACCCATATAAGATTATTAATGAAATTTCAATCTCATTGGATGGGACACAATATTGGGAAAGAATGTATAAAAATATTAATGTAAAGATTGATGTTAATGGTTTTGAAGGTAAGTACGGTACAATTTCAAATGATGAATTATTAAAAGAATATAGAGAAGAATAATTATTATGGCTAACGGAGTACATAAAATAACTGAAGACTTTGAGAAATCACTATGTGATTACACCGGATCACCATATGCAATTGCGTTAGATAATATGAGTAACGCAATATTTTTAGCGTTATATTACGAAAAAAATATAAAGAAAAGTTTAACCACAGATAAAATAGACTGCCCTTCAAAGACATACCCATCAGTTCCGTGTGAAATTATTCATTCAGGATTAAAAGTTAATTTTACACCTGTTGATGGAGATATGATTAAAGGTGCATACCAACTATCACCAAGTAATGTATGGGACTCTGCGTTGAGGTTTACTGCCGATATGTATATCCCAAAAACACATATGTGTCTTTCATTTACAGGACCATATAAAACATTAAAACTTAGTAAGGGAGGTGCAATCTTAACTGATGACCATAAAGCGATGTTATGGTTTAAACGAGCAAGATTTAGTGGGAGAAGAGAATGTTCATATCACGATGATAATTTTGATATGTTGGGTTGGAATTTTTATATGATGCCTGAGTTGGCGGCAAGGGGATTGTTAATGATGGCGCAATTTTATAATTTAGACGGAACTAAAAGATATAACAATGATTTAGAATTACCATATCCTGATCTATCAAAATATGACATTTATAAACAATGATAAAAGCACTAATTGGTAATGGTGGTCATGCAAGGGAAGTGATGGCTCAAATGGGGATTAAACTTTTTAGGTTTGTTGATGATCAATATATGGATAATGATACATTACCATTATCTGAATTAGATATTAATAAATATGAGGTAATGGTTGCAATTGCAGATTCAAAAAATAGATACGAGACAACCCAAAGATTACCTAATGGTACAAAGTTTTTTAAATTTATACACCCAACCGCATTAGTAATGGAGGATGTGGAAATTGGTGAAGGTAGTTTTATTGGGGCTAATTCTATTTTAACAACAAACATTAAAATTGGTAAACACGCAATATTAAATAGAGGTAATCATATTGGACATGATTGTGTGATTGGGGATTTTTTTAGTGCAATGCCAGGATCAGTAGTGTCAGGAAATGTTAGAATTTATGACTGTGTGTATTTGGGTAATAATTCATCAATTAAAGAAAAGTTATCAATCCATTCTCTAACTACAATAGGTATGAATGGTGCGGTGGTTAAACATATAGAGGAACCTGGAACATATGTGGGTGTACCTGTAAAAAAAATAAAATAAAAAAATGGAAAAAGAATGTGTATGTGGAGCTAACGTATTTTGTGAGTGTCCCCCAATAAAAGTAGAACAAGTAAATCACCCTCAACATTACGGGGGAGAATCAAATCCATATGAGGTGATCAAGGTAATTGATAATTGGGAATTAGGGTTTAGTTTAGGTAATACAGTAAAATATATAAGTCGTGCAGGAAAAAAAGGAAAAGATAAAGAACTTGAGGACCTCAGAAAAGCCCTATGGTACTTGCAACACCACATTGAGACACTTGAAAAAGACAGGTCTTAATAAAGAGATTGGTATATTAGATGCGATCACAACTCCTGGTGAGTTAATCCGTGAAACACTTATTAATTTTATGTGGGGATTTCTTGGAAATTCAATTGTAGTTTTTGTCACAAAAGAGTTGGACTTTTTGGTTTTAATCAACTACATTGCCTATTACATATTAATTTCTTATATTGTTAATAGGAAGAAATATGAAACTATGTTGGGTAAGTTTATTGTTTTACCTGGTTCGGCCGCAATAGGTGCCTTTACAGGATATAAACTAGCTCAAGCAATAACAAGTGTAATTTAAATAAATAAATAAAATAATGATAGAAACAGGAAAAATTATAAACGGAGATTGTATTGAAGTAATGAAAACATTACCTGAAGGATCCGTTGATTTAATTTGTACATCGCCTCCTTATGGAGTCGGTATTGCTTATGATGTTCACGACGATGATGTTGAATTTGAGGAGTATTTAGTATTTGCTAAGAACTGGTTAACTGAAGCGTATAACGTATTAAAAGATGATGGAAGAATTGCCTTGAATATTCCCTACGAAATCAATCGTCAAAAGAAAGGTGGTAGAATTTTCTTTGTTTCTGAAATGTATCAGTTAATGAAACAAATTGGATTTGGGTTCTTTGGTATTGTTGATTTAGAAGAAGAATCGCCACACAGATCTAAGACAACGGCTTGGGGATCTTGGATGAGTTGTAGCTCGCCTTATATTTATAATCCAAAGGAGTGTGTAATATTGGCATACAAAAAACACCACATTAAAAAAATTAAAGGTGAACCAGAGTGGAAGGGAGTTCCGACTCAAATAGAACAAGAGGACGGAACATTCAAAAACAAAGTGGTTTATCAGGACAAAGATAAGAAAGAGTTTATGGAGTTGGTATTCGGACAATGGAAATACCTGAATGATTCAAGACCTATGACAAAGGCGACCTTTAGTCTTGATATTCCAAGTAAATCGATTAAAATATTAACATATAAAAATGATATTGTACTTGACCCATTCGCTGGTAGTGGAACAAGTTTAGTGGCGGCACAAATACTAGAAAGAAGATGGATAGGTATTGAACTATCTCCAAATTACATAGAGGTTGCGACTAAAAGAATAAGTTCTTTTATAGAAAGTAAAAAAGAATTAAATTTTGATTTATAATATTTTATTACCCTTTTTAATATTATCTATCGCCCACAATGGTTGTAGGTTAGTGTAATGACAAAGTTTATATATATCCTCTTCGGTATTTGCGGAAGATAATGGAATAATATGGTCAATATGAATACTTTTACCCATTAATTCCCAAGACATTCCATTACTGAATTGATTTTCAATATATTCTCTAAGAAATTTGGGAGAACATCCTATAATATCAAATGTTTTATTATTTTTTTTTAATTCTTTTGATTTTAAAAAATTATAAATCCTCTTTCTTGATATATGTATTATGTAATATAAAATATCCGTATTTCTTTTATATTTGGTGTAATTATTTTTGCGTATTCTAACACTTTCTTTATTATTCTTATGATATTCTTTATTTTTTAATAAAATTTCATCACGATTAGTTAGATAATATTCTTTCCGTAATTTTACTATTTTGTCTTTATTAATTTTATTATATTCCTTCAGGTATTTAGACATTTTTTCTTTATTTTCTTCTAAAGATTTTTTATATGTTTCTTGGTGTTCTACACGGTAGTCTTTCATTTTATTACTATTACAAACCCTACAATGATACATTAGACCATCTTTTGATGATTTTAAATTACCAAATTCACATAACTCCTTTTCTTCCTTACATCTACAACAAATTTTTGTTTCCATAATATATTCTCAATAATTTCTCAATCAATTTAGATTTATTAGTTAATTCGTATTCCATTCTTTTATTTAAGTCAGGACTTAAAGTTATTGATATTTTAACTTTTTTTTCTTCTAATTTTTTTAATTCTTTCATATATTATAAATATCAGTAAAGTAAGTAAAATCCTACTTTATATAGAATAAATAGTTTTATCAAAAAAAGGAAAAGAATTTAATATCCCCTTTTTTATTTTTACGTAGTATTTATAATAAATTGTTTAATATGGAAGATGAATATGACAACGTATGGGGTGATCACATTATATGTGAATTTTAATTTATTGAAACCCATTTATTTTTAAAGTTATGATTACTTGAACAATATCTTGCGTAATCATTAACCAATGGTCTTCCTGTGTTATAACATCCACAAACAATAGACCAGTCTTTGTATATCGTATATAATCTATTAAGTAATTTCATACTTGTCTCAACATTCAACTCAATATCGTTGGTTAATCTTTTTTTGGTATAATTAACTTTATTAATGTAGTCAGATGTTGCTGGCATAATTTGCATTGGACCAACCGCTCCGGCAAATGATTCTTGATACGGGTTGTAGTTCCAATGGAACGGACCTAAGTACCTTGTCTCCATATATGCCACATTGTACGCAATATACTTTGGTATATGGTACTGATCGCTATACTTTTCAATCAGTTCGTACATTCTCATTGATGTTGGTGATTGAACATTTGAGTTATAGTTTGATCCTGTGAAGATAGAATTGTTTGAGGTTTTCACATCTGACATTAAACCAAAAAAAATGAATATCCCAAGACATAAACCAAGATAAGTTATTTTTGTTAATTTAAGGATATTCATGGTTTCTTATTTTGATTTGTTAATATAAATGTTATTAGCGTAAAGTTTAAAGATTGATACACCAATTGAATCTTGGTAAACGGTATAATCACCTGTGGTTTTATCAATCACAATTAGATGATTATTTTCATCTATTGCTAAATTAACTTGAGACCTATTAACTTTAATCATTTGAATGGTTGGTTTCTTAGGACCGTATTGTTGGTTATATAAATAACCTACCGAGAATCCTCCCAGTAAGGATGCCACTACAAAAATTACAACACCCATAGATTTAAATGTTGATTTCTTTGTTTCTAAAAAATTTGCGATTTTCTCTTTCATAATATATATTTTTAATTGGTTTAAGCTAATTTACATAAAAACATTGGATTTGCAAACTTTTTTTTGTTGAAAACTATTTATAACTATGAAGAAAAAGTTAATAACGGAATCGGGAATAAGAAACATCAGGGAATTATCTAAAAGATACCCTGAGGCTAAGATATATTTTCACCAAGATTTAGATGGTGTAACCACTGCTTTAGGTATGAAAAGTTATTTAGAACAAAACGGAATAAAGGTAGTAGATGCCGAGATCATTCAATATGGTGATAAGGAATTTGCAATTAAGAAGTTGGATGCTGAGGGTGATGTTATGCCGGTGTTAGTTGACTTTGCTCATGGTAAACCAATGTTTATTATACATACTGACCACCACGACACACAAGCGGGGGTTGAACAAGGTACCTCAACTAATTTTAAATCTTCAAGATCTAACGTTGAGACAATATCTCAAACGGTATCTCCAAGAGATATTTTTCCATCTGATGATATCACTTTGATATCTACGGTTGACTCAGCAAATTATGCTCAACATGATATTAGTCCTGAACAAGTAATGAACTATTTGTTTAAGGTAGATAAGGATCAATCACTACAAAAAAACAAAATGATAATGGGTATGGTTGCTAATAAATTATTATTGGCATTCAAAAACAAACCAGGGTTCTTGGAAAATATTGTAATGAATGCAAATCCATCGTTATTAAGTATATTATTAAACATCAGATCTCAGATCAAAGAAAAAAATTATGCTGATGTTGGAGATTTAGAAAAAAACAAAGAGAGTTATGTTCAAACAATGAAAACTCACAAAAATGTTAAAGTTGATGATAAAATTATAGTTCAGTATGGTGGAGGTAGTATGATGAAACCAGGATCATATGAT